ACGCCAGAGAACACATATCTGCAGCATAGGGCGGGCGGGATCAGTCGGTCGTGCAAGCAATGCACGCTGGATAGCAATGCCAAGATCAAAGCGCGTCAGCAGGCAGAAAGGGTAAGCCGCAATGCCTGATACCTACACCGAGAACCTGCAATTGGTCTTGCCGGAGGTGGGAGCCTCGCGCGACTCGTGGGGCGCTAAATTGTCCAGCAATTTCAGTGTGTTGGACGAGTTCGTATCCATGTCCATGCCGCTCGGCTCGCTGCTCGACTATGCCGGGCCAACCCCACCGCCCGGCTGGCTGATCGCGGACGGCCGCGCCGTATCCAGAACCACCTACAGCGAGCTATTCCAGGTTCTGGCCACCTACTGGGGCGCAGGCGACGGCTCGACCACGTTTAACCTGCCGAACTTCGGCGGACGCGTGGCGGTCGGGGCCGGCGCCATCACGGACGAGAACGGCACTGGCGGTAATTATTTATTTGCGTCCCGCTTGGGTGGCCAGTTGCGCGGCATATTCCAGTATAACTTGCCGATCGTTAATCTCACGGTCAGCAGTCAGGGGGCGCACAACCACGCCGGCGCCACGGCAAATGGCGGCGCACACATCCACACCACCGATGTGCAGGGTTCGCACAACCACGACACAGGCGGGACCGGGTTCGGTACGACCCTGAACGGTCAGCATTCACACAGCGGATGGACTGACGCGCAGGGCGCGCATGATCACCGCGTCAGCTTGTGGGGCATGTCTGCCGGCACGTCGGGGGGCGGTTATGGCGTCATGAGCGACCTGTTCGGCGGCGCCCTCTATACCACCGATATCGCTCCTGCCCATACCCACGCGATTGGCACTTACGACACTGGCACAGCACACGCGCATTATATCTACTGGGGCGGTCAGCACGCGCACAACGTCAACGTGTCGGTCGAACATGCCCACGCCATCAATACCGATGGGGCGCATACGCACACAGTTGCACTGGGCGGCGGCAACCAGCCGCTGGATATCAGGCAACCACTCGCTGTCGTCACCAAGATTATCTATGCTGGCGCACAGGCCGCGCCGGCCGCACAGACCGCTGCGGTGCCACTGGTGCGCCGGCTGATGTCGGCGCCAATGCGCGGGACGCACTGACATGCCCCGCCTCACCCAAGCCCCGCCACCTGGCGTCGTGCGGAATGCGACGCCGGAAGCCACTGTCGGGCGCTGGTGGGACTGCAACAACATCCGGTTTCGCGGCGGGCAGATCCAGCCGATCGGCGGCAACGTGAATATCATCGGCACCGGCATCGAGGGGCCGATACGCGACCTGCTGACGTGGCACGACAATGCCGGCGTCAGGTGGGCAGCGTTCGGCGGCGACACCGGCCTTTATGCGTTCCGGTTTGATACCGATCAGATATACATCCTCACCCCTGCCGGTGTCGGGCCGCTCGATCCGCCGGGCGCGCTGAACGGCTACGGGTTGGGCGATTACGGCGAGGATGCCTACGGCACCGCACGCGACCCGGACGATGTCGGCCCGCAGGACATATCGGCCACGATGGGCGATCGCTGGAGCATGGATACGTTCGGCGAGCGCCTGCTGGTCGTGCCAACCCAGGACGGCCACCTATTTGAGTGGTCACCCAGCACGCCCCTCACGCGCGCGACGCTCGTGCCTAATGCGCCGGATCAGAACAGGGGCGTGATCGTCACCGACCAGCGCCACGTGGTGCTTTACGGGGCCGGCGGCGACCCCAGGCGCATCGCCTGGAGCGACCAGGAGGACTACACGGTCTGGGCGCCAACCGCGGTCAACATGGCGGGCGACAAGCTGCTCGCGACGCAGAGCTACGCCATGACCGCGATTAAGATCGCCGACAGCATCCTGCTGTTCACCGGCAACGACGTTCACAAGATGACCTACGTGGGGCCGCCCTACGCGTACGGAATTGTCGAGATAGCATCTGGCTGCGGGCCGATCTCGCCGCGCTCTGTGGTGCGGATTGGCGCCAATGTCGCATGGCCTGGCCTGCAGACCTTCTGGGGCTATTCCGGCGCCGTGCAGCCCCTGAAGTGTGACGTCGATGACTGGTTCTTTAGCCTCGTGAACCGGCAGATGGTGGGGCGCGTCTTTGGTAGTCCCAACCCGGCATTCTCGGAACTCTGGTGGGACTGGCCGGATGAGGGCTCGAACGAGTGCAATCGTTACATCGCGGTGAACTATGCCGATCCAAACCGGCCATGGACGATCGGAGTGCGGGAACGCACGGCGGCTGATGGCACCGGAGTGATGGACAACCCGATCCTTGCCGGCCCCATAACCCCTACGGCTGGGGCGCTGTTTTTGCATGAATACAGCTACCTGGATGACGGTCTACCACGCGCCCCGACAGGTGCAGTTTACGCTGAGTCTGGCAACATCGTGCTCGCAGAAGGAGATCACCGTTTTCACGTCAGACAAGTGGTTATGGATGATGTGACGCCCAGCGGCCTTGGCGTTCGATTCCTGACCCGTGAGCAGCCAAACGGTCCTGAGCACGACACGGGACTCTATACTGTGGTTCATGATGGGTTAATGGATGTCCGGTTTAGTGGTCGACACATCCGTATGCGGATAGAGGCGCTGGCGGACGAACCGTTCGCGGTCGGTCGGCCTCGGCTCAGTATCAGGAAGGGAGGGCGTCGATGACCGTTCGCCCGCTCAGCCGACCGCCCGCGCCGTTCCAGGCGCCGACTTCCGGCAGCATCGACGAGCGGTTGGCGATCATCGCCGCCGAGATCAACCGCAAGGCCAACGCCGGACTGGCGGGTCCTGCGTACCATTTCGTCGGGCTGATCTCGCCTGACGGCACGTCGTGGCGCGTGTCGATCACCGATGCCGGGACGATTGTCACAGAGGCGACTCCGTGACCAACGAACAGAAGGTCCGGCGGTTCGAGAAGGCGCTGGCGCAGGCCGGCAACACCCACACCATCGCCGACGTCATGCAGCGGATCGAGCAGAACCGCGCCTGTTGCTGGACCAACGGCGATTCGGTCGTGGTCACCGAGGTGCTCGTGTATCCCAGACTCCGTGCGGTGAACTACTGGCTGGTGAGTGGTAAACTGCAGGAGTGTGCGGCGCTGCAGCCGGACATCGATGCGTGGGCGGTGAGCGAGGGCTGCACGGTTGCCACGGCCACGGGGCGCATGGGGTGGTTGCGCGTGATCAAGACACCGCTCGGCGACGAGTGGCGTCCCGCCGGCGTTAAATATGTGAAGGACCTGCGCCATGAGTAGCGGCGTAGGCTTTGCGCCGCCTGTCGTTGTTCCTGTCTCGGTTATCTTTGGCCCACTTAGCCGAGCGCTCAATCGATTCCTCGCGGTTGGCAAGATACCACGCTTGCTTTACGGCACGCTTTCGCTCTTTCCCCACCAGGGATCCGCCATGGGGCGAGCGGTGGAGTCGGTTTCGCTCGGCGCTGTTTTCACCGTTTGTGACTATCTTAACGTTGCCGGGTTCATAGCCGCCCTTGTCCCCAAACCGCGCCATCACATACTGCCCCTTCCAGGGGCCGCGTTGATCCGACTTCCCGCTATTCCGCCAGATGGCAACCCATTCATCGAATGTAAAAAGGAACGGAATGCCGCGCTTTTTGGCGCCGTTCTTATGGTCGTTAAAAGCGACCCTCTCTGGATTGGCGGATCGCCAAGCGGCAGCTCTTGCTCTGGCTTCTTCGGTGTGGTCCGCGCGATATTTCGCGACCGCTACCCTGTTCTTTTCGCGCTGCGCTTCGGATGCTTTAAATGGCGTAGCCACTCGGTCCTCCTACAAGGATCGTCGGTTAGGGGCGGCACTGACGCAGCAACGTCGGTGCCGTTCCGGTCATACACCGCGCTGAATAGGAGTCTAGTATAATGTCCTCTGGAGGCGGTGGCACTAACACATCGACTGTTCAAAATTCTAACGCTTACATCCCGCCATGGCTGGAACAGGCCAGCGCTGGTGCGGTGCAACGCGCCGATGCGCTGAGCCAGCAGGGATACACTCCGTATTCCGGCCAGACCGTTGCCGGCATCGATCCGGCGCAGCAGCTGGCTTACCAGCGGACCGTGGCCATGCAGGGCCTCGGGACCGACCTCGCCTCCAATGGCATCGAGGCCCAGGCGGCCCTTGCCCGACAGGCGGCGCCGATCACCGCTGGTGGCATTCAGGGCAACACAAACCAGTTGCAACAGGGGTTCAACAGCCAGGTCTACGGGCCATCGCAGGGCCTGCTGGGCAACTACACGAGCCAGGGCCCGGCCACCGCGCAGGGCGTGGCGGCTGGCGCGCAGCAGTTGATGTCGCCCTACACGCAGTCGGTGATCGACCCGGCGAACCAGCTGATGCAGCAGCAACTGCGGCAGAATCTCAACACGATCGGCGCCGGGGCGAATCAGGCGGGTGCGTTCGGTGGCAGCAGGCAAGGCGTGCAGGAAGGCATCGCACAGTCGCAGGCGGCGCTGGGGTCGGAGAAGTACCTGGGCGACCTGCTGAACAACCAGTGGAATCAGGCCACCGGCATCAGCCGCGACGTAGCACTGCAGGCTGGACAGCAGGGCCTCACCTCCAATACCGCGTTAGCGAACCTGCTGCAGGGTGGCTACGGGGCCAACCAGAAGCTCGGCGCCGACATCATGTCGTCCAACCTGAGCCAGGGTCTGGGGGCGGCGCAGAACCTGCCGCAGTCGCTGACCTCGCTGCAGAACATGATGCTGGGCCAGAGCAATGCGCTGAATCAGGCGGGCACGCTGCAGCAGCAGTATCAGCAGCAGTTGCTCAACGCGCAGCAGGGCGCCTTCGCGCAGCAGCAGGCGTTCCCGTATCAGCAACTGCAGACGCTGCTCGGTGCGGTGTCGGGCGTGCCCTACAGCACGAACAATTCGGGCTTCGCGCAGGAGATGAACCCGTACTATTCCAACCCCTACGGGCAGGCGATCGGCGGCGTTGCGGCGCTCGGCGGACTGGCCGGCGGTGTCGGCAGTGTTCTCAACAGCTACGACAACCTGGGGACCCCATAGATGGCAGACGCTGGCATTGGCGAGGCTGCCCTGCTTGCTGCGGCGGCGGAGAGTGCAGCGGCGGCAGGGGGCACAGCAGCAGCGGCGGCGGCGCTGGCTCCGGAGGTAATCGGCGCGGGCACGGCACTGGCTGGCACGGCGGCGGCAGCGGCCCCGGCTGTCGAGGCGGCAATCGCGCCCACCCTTGCGCTTGCTACGCCAGCGGTCGAGGCGGCGGTCGTGCCCACGGCGGCGGAGGCGGCGGCATCGCTTGCCCCCACGGCGGCAGAACCGATCTTCCTGGGCGGCACCACGTCAGAGCCATTGCTGGGCTCCGGTGTCATCGAGGGCGGCGTGTGGGACAGCACTGCTCCCACCACCGGATTGCTGGGTGATACGGGTGCCGCTGGCACGTGGGAGGGGCCGGCGACGCTGCAGGTGTCGGATGTGTCGGCACCGGGCGTGCTCGACACCGGCACGTGGTCTGAGGCTGGATCGAAGGGCCTGCTCGATAAGGCGGCGGCGTGGTGGGACAAGGCGACACTGGGCGAGAAGCTGAAGGCTGGCGGCACGCTGGCGTCGGGCGTCAGCACCGCGGCCAAGGCGGCAACGCCCTCGACACCCTCCAGCGGTCCCAAGACCACGATACGGCCTGGCACCACCGGCAAGCCGATGGGCGGCGAGCAGACGCTGGCACAGGTGGTCGAGGCGCTGCTGAAACGCCGGGACGCCTACACCGGGGCGCAATACGGCGTACCGGTGGCGTATCGGCCACGCGGGTTGCTGGGGTGAATAAGGCGGCGCCTCATAAGGCGCGGTAAGCAAAGGGGACCGCCATGCCGACGCTTGAGGAGCAGATCGCCGCCCTGAACGAACAACTGAACTCGCAGCAGGCCCCTGTGCTGCCGACGCTGCCGCGCGGAACGCCGGACGACGGCACACGGCCCGGCTTGCTGGGACGGATCGGTGAGGTGCTGGCGGGCGGGCAGTCGCCGACCTACCGCCTGGGAGGTCGCGAGGCGGACGCGGCGGGCTCGCGGGCGTTGCTGAACTTTGGCCTGAACATGCTGATGGCGTCGGGGCCGGCGCGCGTGCGACCGGATCTGCTCTCAGCGGCGGCGACGGGGCTGCAGGGCGCGCAGCAGAGCATGGATTTGGACCAACGGCGGGCGGCTGCGGTGGCGCAGCAGGACTACACGCAGCGGATGGAGCTGGCGAAGCTCGGTGTCGAGCAGGGCAGGGATAAGATCGAGCGGCTCAAGGCTGGGTTGTCCTTGCTCACCTTGCAGCAACAGGAGAAGCAAAGGCAGGCGATCCTCAGCGGTAATACCGGCGATACGGGTGGTGGTGGGGCGGGTGGTGGTGGTGGGGCGCTGCAGTTAACTGGCGACAAGGAGAAGGACCGCCTGATCATCCAGCAGCGCGAGTCGGGCGGCGATCCAACGGCGCTTAACTATGTCGCCAAGGCGGACCCAACGGCCTACGCGCGCGGCGCGACAGCCGGCGGTCTCTATGGGTTCACCAACACCACGTGGGCAGAGGGGGCGAAGCTCGCGGGCGTCGACGTAAGTCAGTATCCAGAGGCGCGTAAGGCGCCCCCAGCGGTGCAGGACAAGGTATTCGACGCGGTCTACGACAAGCGCGGCACGGCGCCGTGGGACCCGTCCAAGTGGGGACAGAACTGGGTCCGGAACGCCTCGGGCGGCTACGATCTGGTGAAGACAGGCACGGGCACTACGTCCACCCCACCGCCTTACAAGGTGGCCACGACTGGTACGACCCCGCCACCGCCGACTGGCGCCACGCCGGCACCCGCAGCTGTGCCTGGAGCCACCCCATCGGCACCAACGGGAGCCACTACGCCGCCCCCCGATGCAGCCGCGCCAGCGCAACCGGCGCTGCCGGGCCAGCCACCGGCACCCGGTCAGGGCCAGGCGGCAATCCCGAATTACACACGCCCGCATCCGTTCGAGCCGACGCTGGCGGTGCCGCCGGATGATCCGCGCTTCGCCACCGTGCTGCCACAGCCGATCGAGGAGGACTTCCGCCGCCGCTTGCAGTTGAACGAATCGCAGATGCGGACGCGCATCGCGACGGCACCGGCAGCCGACCTCGACAAGATTGTCGGCGAGCATGACAAGCTGAAGCAGGACATCCTGAAAGACCGTACGGCGGCACTGGGCACAGTGCTGAAAGAGCAAGGCACGTCGGTTGGCGCGTGGCAGAAAGAAGAGCGCGACCGGCTGTTCCAGGTCTGGAAAGACGAACGCTACCCGGCAGAGCCCAGCGATCTCGCAGCGGCAAAGATCACCCCGCAGCCCGGTGTCATCTATCAGGTCGACAATCAGGGCAACATCCACCAGCAGAAGGTCGAGGTAGACCCGCGCCTGCAGCGACAGGCTGAGGACGACTACAAGACGTTTCAGACTGGCTATCAGCAGCCGTACACGCAGCTGATTAAGATCCGGCCCATCATGGATCAGATGGATGCGCTGCGGCAGCGCATCATACGTAACGGCGGCGCAGCCACCGGCATGTCAGGTGAGTATCTGCGACAGGCGCAGCAGGCAGCCGCGTCGCTCGGATTTTCCTCGGAGAATTTCGGCAACCTGAACGACGTGCAGGTGCTGGATTCACTCGCCAATCAGGTGGTGCTGGCGATGAAGCAAGGCGTGGCCCTGGGCAATACCTCCAACATGGACCTGCAGATTGTTGGTTCTCAGGTGCCAACCATGATGCAGACCATGGCCGGGCAGGAGAAGCTGTCTGCCGTGTTGCGGCAGATCTGGGATCATCAGGAGCGGGTCTACAAGGTCGCCAACAAGGAGATTCGCAATCCAGGCTCCGGCTACACACTGCGCGATCTCGACCAGAGGCTTGCTGAAGCGGGGCCGGCGATCCCGTTGCTGCCGGCTGAGAGCGAGAAGTGGGACAAGAAGCAGTTCGAGGACTGGCGGACGCAGCACAAGCTGCGCAAGGGGCAGGTTTACTACACGCCAAACGGCGATATCGCGACCGTCACGAAATAGGA